GGCCGCTTACGTCCTTAACAACGCTTTCACTGGTGGCCCTACTTATGGCGACGGCGTGGTGCTTTGCTCTACTGCTCACCCCTTGGTTTCCGGTGGTACTAACAGCAACCGTCCTACAACAGGCGCTGACTTGAATGAAACATCGTTGGAAAACGCTGTTATTCAGATCGCCGCTTGGACAGACGAGCGCAGTTTGCTCATCGCCGCCAAGCCTAAGAAGTTGGTTGTTCCTCCTTCATTGATGTTCGTTGCAACTCGTCTCCTTGAGACTGAATTGCGTGTTGGCACAACCGACAACGACATCAACGCATTGAAGAACAACGGTTCTATCCCTGAAGGCTACACCGTTAACCACTTCTTGACAGACCCAAATGCTTGGTTCTTGTTGACTGATGTGCCTAACGGCTTGAAGCACTTCGTGCGTACCCCCATGTCTACAGGCATGGACGGTGACTTTGACACAGGTAACGTTCGTTACAAAGCCCGTGAGCGTTACAGCTTCGGCGTGTCAGATCCATTGGGCATCTTCGGTTCGCCCGGTTCGTCCTAATCGACGAAAAGAAAAAGGGAGCTTCGGCTCCCTTTTTTGTTGCATTGGTTTAAACGTAGTGGTATAAACATGTTAATCCGGGCTTTCCGGTGTATCAAACTGTCCCGGCAGACATCATGCAAGATTGATACACCTAAACTGCATGAAGGAAAACATCATGGGATTCGCAACTCACCTTGGCCCTTGGCTCTTGGGCACTGTCCGTAACACAACTGGCACTACTGTCGGTACTATTGAAAACTGCGGCGCAACCGTTGTTTCTCAGACATTTAAAAAGAACTACACAGGTCAAGCCGCCTCTGCGACTACTGACACTATCTGTGTATTGCCTGCTGGCGCTCAAATCGTTGATATTTTTATCGACACCACCGTTGCGTTTACAGGCTCTACTGCCGCAAACGTGAGCCTTGGTGATGGCACTACAGCCGCCTTGTATTGGGCCGCTACAGACGTTACTGCTCTTGGTCGCGCCGCTATCAGCAATGCCTCTGCTAAATTGGGCGCATGGTGCGGAGCGGCTTCTACAGCTTCTCCTAACGGTATTGGTATTGGCTCAGTAGATGTGAAGATTGTTGCCACAATGACTCCAACTGTTGCGGCAGTAACTGCTGGTACTGTGCAGTACACAATCATGTACGTGGTTGCTGACTCAAACGGCTCACAATTCCCAGCATCTGCTTAATTGATCTAGGGGGCTTCGGCCCCCGTTTACAAGGAGATTAATTATGATGCAAACAGACGTAAAAGCCACGCACATTGATGCAAGCGGTGTTATTTTTGCTGGCCCAACTCGTGTTAAAGGATACTCTATATCCCCCGGAGGAACGGCTGGAGAAGTTGAGTTTTACGACAATGCAAGCGCGGCTAGTGGGACAGTTCGTTTAACACTGAATATTTCAACAAACCAAGCCCTTGATTCATTGGCAATTCCGGGTGAAGGTATTAAGTTTTTTAACGGTGTTTATGTTTCAATGCCCGCCAACGCACACTTGACCGTTTATTATGGCTGAAACAAAACAGGCAACCCTGACGGGACGCAAGCTGTTCATAGGCATCCCAGCCTATGACGGCAAACTTAACATCAAGACTGCATTTGCACTGGCGCAGTTAATGCCCAAAGCAATGAGTCTTGGTGTGTCCGTCACGTTGTCTGATTTGTCTAATTGCTCAATCATTACCATGGCACGTAACGCCTTGGTGCATGAATTCTTAAAGACAGACTGCACAGAGCTTCTGTTTATTGATGCGGATGTGGTTGTCAATCCTGATGACATCCTCCGCCTGCTGGCCCAAAGTGGTGGCATGGATATAACTGCTGGCGCATACCCACGCAGAGCTAAAGACGCAAAGTTTTTTGCGGATGTGTATTTTGACGACAATGGCGACTTAGAGTTTAAAGGCTCTTTGATGCGTTTAAAACGTGCTCCTACGGGGTTCATGTTAATCCAGCGCCATGTCATTGAGCAGTTGGTATTTGCACATCCAGAGTGGACTTATGAGAAGTCCCCGACAGAGAAGATGTCGGCAGTGTTTGACTTTGCTATTGTGGACGGCAAGTATGTTGGTGAAGACTACTTATTCTGCGATAGAGCAACGCAGATGGGCTTTACCGTTTACATCGATGTAGACATTAGCCTGCCTCACGTAGGTCAGGAAACATTTGAGCGTAACTTCCGTGAGGAAGTTGTCATGCCAATGTTGGAAAATATCTATCATTCCAAACTGAAGGTTGTAAATGGCTAAAGCAACTCCGAAGAAAAAAGGCCCATCATTAGCTATTGGCCGTGGTGAGAAATTACCTGCATCAAAGGGCGCTGGACTGACCGCCAAAGGCCGGGCCAAGTACAACGCCGCAACAGGCAGTAATTTAAAAGCCCCCCAACCTCAAGGCGGTGCAAGGAAAGATTCCTTTTGTGCTCGGATGTCAGGAATGCCCGGGCCAATGAAAGATGAAAAAGGTAGACCTACCCGCAAGGCGGCTTCTCTTGCGAGGTGGAAATGCTAGATTTAAACACCGCATGGTCAGCAGTTCTATCCTTAGTGATGGGGTTGTTTGGCTACATGATGAATGAAAAGTTCAGGGAACTGGCTCGTGTCACGATCCTCCTGAACAAAACCCGTGAGGAGGTTGCCCGTGATAACGTTACTCAAGCAGAAGTGGATCGCATTACGAACCACATTGACCAACGCTTTAACAAGCTTGAAGCAAAAATTGACCAGCTTATTCAAGCGGGGAAATGATGCCGAGCGTAAGTAAAAAGCAACACAATTTCATGGAAGCGGTGGCTCATAACCCAGCGTTCGCCAAGAAAGCAGGAGTCCCACAGTCCGTGGGGAAAGATTTTTCAGCGGCTGATAAAGGCCGTAAATTTTCTAAAGGTGGCGATATGAAACATGAAGATGTAAAAATGGACAAGAAGATGATGCAGAAGGCCGTGAACAAACACGAAGGCCGTTTGCACAAAGGCGCAACCATGACCAAGCTTGCTAAAGGCGGCATGGCTCCATCCAAGATGGGCGCAGTAAAAACAGCGGCTCCTAGCCGTGATGGTGTTGCATCAAAGGGTAAAACCAAAGGTGCAATGGTTAAGATGGCTAAAGGCGGCAGATACTGCTAAGGGGCAACCATGAAAAAACCTATGAAGTTTAAACGCTACGAAAGTGGCGGCGAAATTGCTGACAAAGAGTCAGGCCTTAAAGCCTCTAAAGGTGATGATGTAGGCTTCTTCCAGCGTTTACGCATGGGCAATATAGACGATCCTAGCTCTGAGGCATACAAACGCTTTGGTGCTGGCCGTGGACGCTCAGAACGCACTCCCGTAAACGAGTCAGTTTCCGTAAGCGGGTCACAGCCTGTTGCTCGTCCATCCATGAAGCCTAATCCTATTTTTGCCGCTGGTGAGCGTCAGGGTATGCGCCAACCTTCTGGTGATGCAAGTGTGGCTGAAGATTATGCAAGACGACCACGTAATCCAGAAGCAGAGCAGGAAGCTGACAATCCAAGAAAGACAGCCCAAAAGCCAACCGCTCCAAAGCCTAATGCATCTAAGCCTTCAAAAGCCGCGCCTAAACTTATTGACCCCTCTAATATTAGAAATGAACGTCTTGAGTTTGAAGAATCACAAATAGCGCCTAAACTTATTGACCCATCTAACATTAGAAGTGGTCGTCAAGAGTTTGAAGAATCACAAATAGCGCCTGTTGATGTAACTAAGCTTTCTTTAGCTGAACGCCAAAAATTAAAAAATCAACGTGCCAAGTCTATCGACGTAACTAAACTTTCTTTGGCTGAACGCATGAAGATGAAGTCTGGTGGATCGGTTTCTTCTGCTTCTAAACGTGCTGATGGTATTGCCACTAAAGGCAAAACCCGTGGCAAAATTTGTTAAGGAAATATCATGGGTTTACCTCTTGCCTTCCCGCTTGTGAGCGGAATTGTTGGTACAGCTGGTTTTCATGCTCTTAAAAAGGCAGAGGAAAATTCTCCAAAAAAGAAACGCGAAGCCGACGCTGAAATGAAACGTGAGTCTCGCGGTATTGAAAAGCCAGCTAACTTTGACGCAATGCAAGAATCTATTCAAGAAGCTAAAGACGCTAAAGATCGTAAAAAAATTAGCGACATGGGCTACGCTAGTGGTGGCAAAGTAAGTTCAGCGTCTAGCCGTGCTGATGGTTGTGCAACCAAAGGTAAAACCAAGGGCACAATGATTAAAATGAACTACGGCGGGAAGTGCTAACCATGATGGCAAGTCGTGGAATGGGAGCCGTTCTCCCAAGCAAAATGCCCAAGGGTAGCCGTAAGGCTCGCCGGGATGACACTGACTTTACGCAATATGCTGAAGGTGGTGCTGTTGGCCTCTATGCCAACATTAATGCCAAGAGAAAACGGATAGCCGCTGGCTCTAAAGAAAAGATGCGTAAGCCCGGTCAGAAGGGTGCTCCCACTGCCAATGATTTTGTTCAATCTGCAAAGACTGCTAAAAAATGACCACTACCGGCTCAACCCTGTTCAATATGGACTTCACGGAGATTGCCGAGGAAGCGTGGGAGAGGGCTGGGCGGGAGATGCGTTCAGGTTACGACTTGCGTACAGCACGTAGGTCAATGAACCTAATGACCATAGAGTGG